TTCTCAGATGCTAACAAAAACATTATTCAACTTCGCAGGCTTCCCTGTAAATTTTCTCAAAGAGTTTTTTAATAATAGACTTATCTAGTTCGGTTTCGGATTCATCAATGTAACGATGGAGAATGGACATCGTATTCTCCGATTCTTCTACTTCAAAGTCATCATTCTCTTCAAGGGCAAAGTTCTCAATAACTTTGACTTCTTCGGCAACAGAAGAAATCTTATCAACGAACTTCTCAAAGGACTTGGGATCTGATTTCTGACGAACGATAATCTTTACAATCTTACCAGCATACTCCGTGGCATCAAACATTTGGTAAGGAGTATCCTCATAATAAACATTGTAGAACATCCTGAAAGGATTGTTTACTGGAGTGTGCTCAAGAGTTTCTGTATCAAAGATGTGGAAACCTCTCTTATCATTCACATCGTTCCAGTACAACTCGTAAGGATTTCCGAGATAAAAAACCTTACCATCATCAGAACGGGTGTGATAGTGACCAGAAAAGACTTTCTTGAAGTTACCAATCAACCTGGTATCGTCTCTTGCTTCTTGCTGTACATGCCCTCTGTGTGCCCTGAAACCGTTCAGTTCAAGGTGACCCATGGCAATCTCTGCCGTGCTGTTATCAATGGCACTATAAGTCTCTTGACGGTTATCATCATTGATCCAAGGAAGGAACATAATCTTCCTTCCGTCGATTACATTCTCGGAAGCAGAAGAGATAACCACCACATTACTATACTCTCGTAAGAGTAAGTCCACTGTGTTAATGTCGTTAGTGTTCTTGTAGTAGGCAGTATGATTACCCACAACCGTGTACACGTCCACTCCCATATCCCGTAGACGGTCATAGTAATTCTTTTTAGCCCACTCCAGAGACCAGAGATCAATAGACCTACGGTTGTCAAAAGTATCTCCCATATCGATGACACATCTGATAGATTCTCTTTCAAGAGTTGGAAAAAATACTTCATTGTAGAACTTTAGAAAGTATTCGTGAAAGAACTTACTACCTTTTCTGGCACCGAAGTGTTGGTCAGTGATAATTGCACACTTCATTGACGATTGAGTTTGTAGTGGATTTTTTCTTTGATGCTATTATAGTCGGAAGAAGTGCCATTTGCACCATCCTCAACGACCATCACTTGATCATATCCAGTCTTTTCAATAATCTTAGTTTTGATCTCTAATTGCTTCTTCTCTTTTTGAATACGTCTCAGGAATGCGTAGTGAATAATCTGAGTGAAGTAAGCAAATGGGTTTGAAGACTTTGCAGGATCAAAGTTCAACATGTACTGAACACAATTCTCAATACCGTCAGAGATCATGTCCTCACGGAACATGTAGTTCACAAAGTTAGGCTTGTAAGAAAGGTGAGTCGCAATCTTCAGGAAACACTCACCCAAATAATTTGTAATGCGTGGTTTATTCGGACTGGACCAATTCTTAAGTTCTGCGTCTGTAATATCGGGATTTTCTTTTTGTGCTGCTTTACGAACTTTGATTCTGTACTCAACAATAGCAGCAAGAAACTCCTTGTTGTTTACATAATGCTCTGATCTTTCTCTGACTGGCATAACATTTTCTTAACTCTGTTTAGTTGTTAATATTATACCACAAATCAATGGCTTGACACAACTACGTTTCTTGAGTAGAATCACCCTTGTGGTGGTTGTCAGAGACATCTAGCTTGTATATTTCTTCTAATTTAATTCTAGCTTCTGTTACTGTTCCTAAGTAACCCATTTTCTTATCTGGAGTTACTTGACCATTATCTTCTTCTAGTTCATCCTCATCATCAATACTTTCATCAAGATATTTCTTATAGAACTTGATTATTTCTTTATTGGTGATTTCAGTGATCGTAATCACTTTGTCCATACTGACAGTGTAGATGTCCTCATCAGGTATCTTCATCCAAGGTTCTACCTTTACACCAGAAACTAATCCTCTTTTGATAACTTTCATTATCACAGGATTACAGAGAACGACAACTCCATTGCCGTTAAGATCCGTATCAAGAGAAGCAATAGAGAATATCTCTTCTCCTGTCACTAACTTTAGTACGCAATAGAATTCATCTGTCATTTTCCCTTTAGTGTAATGTTTACAAATTCATAGTTAAATTCCTCTTCATTGTAAATCTTGATTCTTTCAATGAGATGGTTGAGTGTGTAATTCTTTCTTGTCTTATAGCTACAATCATCAGCAATATCATAAAGAGTAGCAGTAAACTTGTTACTACCCTTACGAAGAACCCTACCAATAGATTGAAGGTTTCTTACTCTTGATTTGCTTGGTGAGGCAAAGATAACGTTGTGAAGGTTCTTGATATTGATGCCAGTAGAGAAAGTGCCGTATGAAGCAATGATGATTGCATTGGATTCAGCTTCGGTGATATATCTTGCTCTTTCTCTTTCCTCTACATCAACACCACCGTGGATGAAGAAAACTTTTCTATCTTCTTTTACATTGCTATTTATTAAATCGTATAATACCTGTCCATGAGTTTCCACCCTTGAGAACAACACAAGAGTATTACCCTTCAAATCACAGGCAAGATTCTTGATGAAGTTATTCCTCTGCTCATGAGAAATGAGATACTGAACCTCATCTTCATAGGTATCAAACTTCTGAGGAGTATGTTTTAAGATTAAAATTTTGGCGTTGAAGTTAGCAAGATATCCCTTCTTAATCAGTTCCTCTGTTCTGATGATCTTGTATGCTGGTCCAAACAGTCCTTCTAAGACCCATTTATGCGTCTGTGTGCCGTCTAAAGTACCAGTGAACCCATATCTATACTTCGCATCACACAACTTCGTCATGATGCTGATTAGAGACTTAGATTTGAATAGGTGTGCTTCATCACCCATAACCACATCAAACCGTTCAAAGAAGGTCTTGGGCAACTTATAGATAGATTGCCAAGTGGTAATGACTACTGGAGCATCAGTATCCTTATCTTTACCACCATAAATTTTGTGACAGTTAGCAGATGCATCCCACCCGTAATCCTCAAAGTCCTTATACATTTGCTCTACCAGACTTGTCGTGGGTACAACTAGCAGGGTATTTCTATTGTGAGCTGTATGATATCTCACGAGTGAGTAAATCATCAGAGACTTACCTGAGGCAGTGGGAGATATCAATAATCTTCTATTGTGTTTTAGAGCATCGTATACTCCCTCTATTTGATACGATCTAGGTTCATGACTACAGATAGACTTCATGTAATCACGAACACCCTCAAGAGAAATCATCCCATTTTCTTCAAAGGGTAGACCGTAGTATTTGTTGTCCTCAAACTCATATTCATATCCCATCTCCTCACAGAACTTGACGACCTTGTGAAGAAGACCGACATAGATCTCCCCACTAGATTGGTTGAACAACCTAATCTTCCCATCCCAATACTTGCTCCTGTATTGTGGCATGAACTTAGCCCCAGGAACATCGAAGGTGAATGTATCAGACAGTTCCATATACACATGGGGTTCTGCCTTAATTCTTAAAAATACTTCGTTCTTTTTGGAAATGGAAACAGTGTTCATCAGAAACCTCGTTGGAAGTTCTGCCACTCAATCGCATTCTTGATTTGATAAGTTCTGTTGTTTATTTGCTTCAGAATACTCTCAAGAAAGTTGAGCATGGCATCATGATAGTCAAGTTTGAGACGGATCTTAGACAGATGCTCGTCTGCGTCTAAATGGTAGTTGAGAGAATCTTTTTCTCTTACTTTGTATGGAAAAGGATCGTCTTCGTAGACTTCTGGATCAGCCTTTCCGTTATAATAATTTCTGCGTTCAAGGTATTTGGTTTTATAATTCTGCTCTTCCTTCTTTTTCATCAGAAGAACTGTATTATATAGTTCGTGATATTTTGCGTGTAATTGAGGAATCCTCAGGGACTCACTATGCAAATTGTCAGGATCAAGGATGGAGTCGTTTGACCACATCTCATTAATGATGTCAAGGTTCATGTAGTGCGACTTACAGTTTCAATATTATAGATGGTATACTTGAAAGTTACAGTTGCTGTTAGTGCCTGGTAATCTTGATTTGTTGCGTCAAACTGTAGACCAGACAGTGTGTATGGGAATAATCCGTTAAACTTTACTTTAGAGATTGTGTTGAACTGATTGTTCAATACGTTCAGAACTCCGTCACTGTATTGAAGATCCATATTAAACTGGTTGTCATCATCAGTTACCAGATCCATGAAGTCTCTGATGCTATCTGGAAATCCAAGACCTCTCATCCAGTTGTGAATAGCAAGATAGTTTTCTAACTGTTCGTCAACAATGAACTGTAATGAAAAATCTTCAAAGACTAATCTGTCACCAGCAAGAGGTAACTCTTTCAAGTAGTTTGGAGCATTGACTGTTCCAAGTGTCAAACCAGGTAGATTGGCAGTATTAGAAAAGAAATCTACCTTTGGAAATCTGGCAAGCGTAAAATTAAATCCTACATTTGATAGGTAGTTTCTGTTTTGAATCTGCTTATCAAAAGGATTTCTAGTAGGAGCAGCCATGACTTGCCATACTTTACGACACTATTTATCGGCATAAAAAGGGGGGGTCTTTGCCCCCCTGCTAGATGAAAATCTAGTTCTATTCTAAAATGTGCCTACAAACCCTTTTGCATTTTGCTTGATTGTCATCGCACTCAATTAAGCATTCATAGTAGTCATTAATAAGATTGAGTTCATCCTCCAACTCATTTACTGTTTTCTCAAAATGACGCCACTCATCCAGTTGATTGCGACTCATTAAGTTGTGCATGATAACCTCCATGCATACTGATACATAACGAACCTGAAAGTTTTCGACTCATTTAACCTCCTCATATCACTATATCGGTATTTAGAGAAAAAAGTTCAATTTTATACAAAGTCGTAAAGAAAATTTATGCCTACGAGTTTATACCTAGGCATAAAAAAAGGGGACCTTTCGGTCCCCAGAACTTCCTTCACAC